TTCACTCACAACATTGCCCGCCTCGTCCAGTTTGGCGTACAACTTGATGAGCCGCTGCCTTTCCTGCTCCACATCCTCTACCACCGCAGACGCCGCGCGCATCATCCTGCGTAACCGCATCATCAGTTTCGGGCTGACCTTCTGGCTCATCAGTTCCCCGGCCAGCCTTTGCATCCCTCGCAGTGCTACTTGTAGTTCGCCGTTCGCAATCGTAACCATCGTTGAAAGCCCTCCCTAATCCAATGCCGTCTGAAACCAATATGTACCGTCCATACTCATAAACTGATGCGTTTTGGTAGTGGGAATAACCAGTGTCGAAACGTTGTTCACGCCAGCGCCGCCAATAGCGTCACCGCTCGCAGGCCACACTGCGAGGTTCTGTGCGCCCGAATTGCGAATGTAGATAACCAGCCCAACCACGTTGTTCATTAACTTTACACAGTCGTTCGCATTGGCCGTTACGCTTACGTTGTTGATGTCGCCTGTCAGGGCAGTGGCTCCCGCCTGTGTGCGCGTTGTGCTAGCGGTGATGTTGTTCACCACTTTACGGTAGAGGTTACCAGTCGTGGTCAGGTTGTGGTCAATTACCACGCCATGGCTGCCCGTCACCTCTGCTATATGGTCGGAGGCTAGTATCTTGCCCGCCGCCATCGTCAGATTGCCGCTTATGGTAACGTTGCCAGATACAGCGTTGATTTCCAACATTACCCCTACAGGACCCGCCACGATTAAGCGCGAATTGCTATCACTATCACTATCCGAAACAAGAGACAAATACTCCAGGCGAGTACCAGATGCCGAACGTAACATTACTGTGGCTGGGTATGTCAATGGCGAAGTCGCAAGTAAATTAACAGCTGAGCCTTCAGCCGCTATCTCGTCGCTACTTATTTCTATACCATGATTTACTTCACCGCTTCCCCATGTATAAGCGTATATCTTCGCTTTCAATGTGGAGTCGCCATAAAAGTTAATTGCGCTTTTTGCCTCGAAAGCACTCCCTATGTCGAGAGCGATTCCGTTCGCATCAATCACCAACGCGTCCGTATCCACCGTTATCTTGCCCGCCGCGCCCAGCGCCAGATCCCCGTCAATGCTTGAAGCGCGCAGCGAGCCGCCGAATACGCCGGTATCGGTCCAAATCCCGAACTTCGTTCCTGTTACACCTGTCAGTCCTGTGATATCCCCTATGCGAGTCGTAAGCGTCTGTGAATTATAGTCTGCGCCCTGCGTGTACACGTCGATTCTCGGTGCGGTTACCGCATCCATTTGAATGAACCCGTTCCCCGTGTTGCCGAGAATCGCATACGGCGTACCGTCCGGCCATGCTGGGTCAGTAGCATGCGCCGCTGCTTCATCGCGCGTCACGTTGTAGGTTGTGCCAGTCGTTACTGCGCCGACCTTGATGTACTCGGTCTTGGCGACCCCGCCCGCGTCAAAGCTCTTGACTAGTAGATGGTCATTTGGCGTCATGGCCTTGCCAAAGTCAATCGTAGCGTCAGCAGCAGCCACTGCTGGCAGTTTGCCGGTGGATTTGGTCACCATGAACGCGCCGCCGATTAGTTGGATGGTCGACTCTGCAAAGATGGTGCTATAGATATTCGAGAGGTATCCGGCTCGCCACAGCTTGGTCGCGCTCCCCAGATCGTAGGTGTCTGTCGTTTCCGGCGTCAGATGTCGATAGGTATTCGCTCCCTGGAATACTTGCGCCCCTGTCCACGTAAGTCCAGCCGTCAGGTCAATACTCACCTGCTGGCCGCTTAAACCGATACCGGTTCCCGCCGTAACCGCTGCGTGGTGGGGCGCGCTGTTGCCGATGGCAGTATGTTCGGTGGGCGTAAGCACATCGGCAAGGTCGATCTCCTGCCCAATCATCGTGAGTGCTGCATCGTGGCCAGCTTTGAGCGTCACCGCCGCGTGATGGGGCGATGCTGTGCCAATGGCTGTGTGCTCGGCTGGCGTCAATACGTTCGTGCCCACCCATGCCCCGCTAGTCCAAACGGGAGCTTCGCCTTCCTCTGCCGCCACTCCCGTTATCCCGCCATAGTTGTTGATAACCTGCGATACGCCGCCTGCGCCGCCCCCGGTTGACACTCCACCGCTTATGCCCGCCGCCAGAATATCGGCATCGTTGAGGGGCTGTCTCTCAATGGTGGTTACTTCCAGGCTGGACGCCAACCACCCAGCATCATCCCAGTAGCTGCTTACTCCCGTGATGTTTACCGTCTTGTCGACGGCTACCACGGTCCCGCCGGATACGGTCGCGCTGGCTTTCGCTCCGATGGTGTATCCCGGCCTTATTCGGCTTGTGAATCCGGTGGCCTCTATCTCGTAAAACTCTGCCAGTGTGTCCTGCTGTTTCAGCCAGTTCAGCGCCCGGTCATAGAGCGCATTGGCTGCCAATTGCGGGTGCTGTGTCAGGCTATCTGTTTGCTGTTGCGATATGTCGCTAAACCTGACCGCTCTCTCATGCCGGCCATAAGCCGTCTCGGATGCGGTGTTGGCGATATAATTCGCTGCCGCGTCCAGTGCATAGTCCCCTGTGGCCTCACGAGTGGTCTCTGCCAAGCCGTTGCCGTCGCCGTCGGTGGGGTAGATGCGGGTCACGAGTCCAGCCAGGTCGGTGCTCGGTGTAATATTGGTCACTCTGACGTGGGTTGCGTCCGGCAAGTCGCCGCCTGCCTCTATCCCGCTGTCTGTGAACGTGTCGTACCATTCCAGTACCATCGTTCCGGCTGTCAGGTTGGCTCTATAATGCCCGCCGATCTGCCCGCGCAGCGTGTCCAATGCCTGCAATACCGACTCGCCGTTGAGCGCGAAATAGGCGCTGCCTGCCGATGTGCCATAGCCGCTTGTCTGCCAGCCTGTCGGCGCATAGGCCATAATCAAGTTGAGCGCGTTGTTGGTGGGTCGGTCGGCATATACTGTGATGCTGTCTATCTCTACGTCAACTGTTTGTGCGTTGTTGGCGTAGAGCCGTATCCAGAACCACGACCCAGCCGACGAGGTAGGCGTGCATCGCTCCCAGTCACTCGGTCTGGTGAACGTTACGTCGCCATTTGTTTTCATCGTAATGCCGCCGGACGCGGTGCCATCTACCAGCGTTACCCCTATCCATCCCGCGCTGTAGCTATAGTACTGCCCTTGCATGGCGTTCGCGCTCGCCGCGCTGTTGATGGTGGTCAACCCAAATCGAATCGCATCAAAGCGTGAGTCGAAGCCTATATACAGATAGCGCCAAAAGTTGGTAGATACGTTGCTTATCTCTGTGGCATCATGGGTAGATGCCGTGCCGTCGGTGGTGTTACTCAGCTTGTCGTCTGATGTTGTGCCATAGGTGTTGCGGATGGATCTCACCGCTCCCAGCGTCGTCAGTTCCTGCCATGCCAGTTCCTTGACTTCCAGCGAGGGCACAACCCGTCGGCGCAGTTCGCCGATCCGATCCTCGCCTTCGATCTGGAAGGTGGTGGCCTCCAGGTTGATGATAGGCGTTATCCCAGAGATGTAGCCCAGCGATAGTTCCTGCTCCTCTCCGCTGATGGTGCCATACACATAGCACCTGTACCCCTCATGCAATATCGCCGCGTTCTCAGGCGTCGCGCGCACGGTCATGCCCCACCTGCCCGCGCCGTCAATTTCCTCGTCATAATTCCAGTTCATAATCGCGTGTACGGTCCCGGCGTCGGCTCCGGCTTCTGTGTAAAGCCGCGCGTGCTGGCCAGTCATCATGTTCATTATGCGTACCCCTTACGGCGCAGAGCTGCCACCACCGAATCGCCTGCTGTGCGTGCGTCGCTGGCATAGACGTTGACCATGATGCCCCCCTGCGTCTTGCCGTGAGGCGTCACCTGCACATGCTCCGATCCGCGTTCGCCTGCCAGGAATAGGGTGGGCTGTGTCACCATGCCGTCAAAGCCGTTGGCGGCTCCTAAGGGCTTGATATTGAGCGAGTCCAAACTCTTCATTAGTTTGTTCATGGTGTCACTCAACAGCCCCATCATGCCACCTGGATAAGTGCCAGTCCACGCATTGATGTAGTTAGTAAAGAAATCAGCCAAGGTATTTCCGATACCGCTTGCATCGCCACCAGGTACTAGAGACTGGATTATTCCCTGCACTAATCTGGCTCCGATCATGCCGCCGACGGTTATTAAGGTATCTGCCAAGTTTGTCACTGTCATAATCAACATGTCTGCGATACCAGTTCCCACAGAGTCGGTTGTGCCTTTGCTTGTAAGCGCGCTTTTGAGAAACTCGCCTATGTCAGTGCCCAGAGATAATCCGAAATCACTCAATCCCTTTTGCGTTGCCGGATCATTTGCCCATGCCAATAACGCCGTGCTGAAATTGAGCGCAACCGTGGCAAAGTCCGTGAGACCTTGCACTACCCACCCCAGCATATCCCGACCCATCTGTTCTAGCTGGCTCTTCAGCCCCGACGCTCCCTGTGTCAGGTTACCGAATTGGTCTAGTTGTGGCGCTGCATCGTCCCAAACATTGGCCCCATTTAGTCCCGCTATCGCAGTCTGGACAATGCCCTTCAAGTCGCCGAATATGGTGAATAGCCACTGCACGCTCTTGGTCACCGATTCCGGCACGCCCAACTTTGCCCATAACGTAGGCGCGTTGCCGTTTGCTATCGCGTCCAGCCCTCCTGCCAGCCCCTGGAACGTGGTAACAAGGTCATCTACAAAAACCTTCGCTGCCGGCACGTTCACGCCCATCGCCGTCAGTTGGTCATAGAACCCCTCAAAGAAATCGTCTATCGCTAATCCAACGTCACCGCTGGCAATGTCACCGAACACCGCGCCCATAACGTCAACAAAGTTCTTGCCGACTTCCCATGCTTTCCCAATCCAATTCCACACCTTCTCGAATGCCCCCGCCAACCAGGTGCCAACCGCTGTGATGACCGACTCAATAGCCGGCATGTTCTTGATTAAAAAGTCGCTAAATGCCAGCGCAACCTTGTTCACCATCGGCAATAGCGCTGTGCCAAGCGTGATCTTCAAGTCCTTGAATACAGCGGTCGTGATGCGTTGCTGATTCGCCAATCCCTGCGAGGTGCGCTCGAAATCCCCCTGCGCCTTTACGGACTGCTTTAGGATCAGCCGATACGATGCCTGCGCCTTGATAGCAGGAGTCATTTCGTCGTTTATGCCCATCAAGCCCTCTGCCATTGCCTCGGCTTTGATGGCGTCCTGATTGAGGTTGATACCCAGGCTCTTTAGCGGCTCGGTTTCTCCAGTGAGTCCGGCTCTCAGCTTGTCAAGCGCCACTGTGGGGTCGATGTTGTTGAACGATGCCAGGTCTGATGCTAGTTGGACCATCTCCATTGACATGCCGGCGCTTTGCTCTTCAGTTAAGCCGAGCGCCGTAAACAGGTTGCCGTATGTGGCCGCCGCTGCCAGCGCTTCCTGTCGGCTCATTCCCATAGCAGTGGCTGCGTTTTTGGACCAGTCCATTACGGCTTGCGTCTGTTCCTCGAACACGACGCCAACCTTGGATACTGTTTCCTCCATGTCGGAGGCCATCCCAACAACTTCTTTGCCAAAGTTGATAACGGCCTTGACCACGAACGCGCTGGCAATCGCTGTGGCTATCCCTGCGATGGTCTTGCCAAATCCCTCCATCCCTGTCTTGGCTTCGCCCAATCCGCGCTTGAGGTTCGAGGTGTCCGCGCCGATCTTGGCATAGATTGAGGCTACTTCTTTGGCCATTATTTATCCCTTGCCTTTGCTCTGGCGGTCAGTATGTCGCTGCGCTTGTACACTTCGTTCACGTCCAGCGCGTCCACGTATTCCAGTGTCCATCCGGTCTGTTCGACAATATCCCAGCGTACCAGTTCCCAGGGAGGCGGCGCGTTAAAGACCAGCGCTAACCACGCCGCCTTGACTAGTTTTTTGGCGGGTTGAACTTTGCTCCCAGCCAATTACCGAGTTCTTTTGTCAGCGGGATAAACTCCGTTACAAGGTCGAGCTCTGCATAGCTTTCGACAATCGCCGGATCGCCGTCAAACTCCCAACTGGCAATCGCCACTGTCCCCAGCGCAGCCACGTCCTCAAACGTAAGCCCCGCCAGCCCCCTGGTGAACACGTCAGACTTCATTACGACGACATTCCAGCCGCGCTTGGCTTCGATCTTGTCTCTCAGCACGACCCTTTTCCCGTTGACTGTGATTTCCACGTTGCCCCCTCAAACTTTAGTTAGTGCTGATCTAGTACACGCCTTCAGTCATTGCCGATGACCCTTGCCACGAAGCGGTAAACTTTGCCCCGCCGTCAAACGAAAAGTCAGGGTCGCGCGAGGTGATGATCACTCGCGGCCAACTGTACTTGAGCTTGCCCGCTGCCGTCCCTGCCGGCCCTACTTCCAATGACCCCACCGTCAACGGCAGCACCGCGTCCCAAACCGGCTCCGTCGAGCCGTCAAAGAAGGCGTCGATCTGCCCGGATGAATCCGACCTGACCGGAACATAGTAATGTATCAGTTCTGACCCAGCCGTTACATCCGCCGCTTCGCCTGGCTGCGACCAGATAAAGTTGGTGTAATCGCCTGAGATAACCTGCGTGTTGAACTTGACGTACAAATCCTTGCCCGTGATTCTGTTCGCTGCTGGCATTCGTAACTCCTTATGATGTCGCTAATTTAACCCGATACAACGCGCCTTCGTGCCATAAAATCTTGCCCCCCTGGATCATCTCGACATAGCTGATGTCCGACTCGCGCCTACACCAGTAATCCCCCCACCCCGTTACCGTGAAAGAGGCGTTCTGCAACAACCCGTCTACTGCGTTATCTATTTGCATTGCCTCCTTTTTGCCTTTGTCGCTGATGCCCGTCACCTGATATACCAGGGTTTTGGCGCGCCGTGGTGAATCGTTATCATCTACGCCGCTCGACTTGGTAAATATCACCAGCGGGTAGGTTATAGCACTGCCCATCGGCCCCAACTCGTTATAGATCGCCGTGCCAGCCAATAACCCGACCAGTGCCGTGCCAGCCTTGAGAGTGTTGTAGAGCTGCTCCTCGAATACCAACATCAGAATCCCTCCGGGTCATGCACCTGGATGCTGTTACGTAGCGCGCCGGTGTCGATCAACGGCAACTCCGTGATGATCTTCTTGGCGCGTTTCTCGATGTCGAACGCCGCCTTGTCGATGATGCTGTCAACGAGTCCCATATCACCGCTGTTCACGGCCTGCTTCAGAGCCTTCTCATACGACGGTCTCACCTGCTCGCACGCTGGCACCAGGAAGGGCTTTTGCAAAAAGGCGCCCGATGGCGTGGTATGCCCCAGCTCCCAGAAGATGCCGTATTTCACACCGTCACTCACTATCTTGACGTGCTGGCCTTTTAGCGACCGTAACAGCTCGTCTATCCCATCTGTGTTGATGGTGTAGCTCGTGCCGCTTTGCGATGTCCAAACAGTTCTAGCCATTGGCCGTCTCCACTGCCGCGCGCGTCAGCATGCGCTCGCTGTCGTTGACGTTTAACCCCTTGATGTAGTACTTGGTTGTGCCGAATACGATGATGTCCGTCAGGTTGAGCGTCATCGTCCCGTTTAGGCTGAACATGCCGGCATTCACGCCCACCTGTGGCTTGAACCCGACAATCTCCTCCCAACCCGCTGCGCCTGCGGCATATCGACATGGGATATTCGCACGGATCGCCGTCCCCGACCCGGATAACCCGCCGATGCTATCCACCGTCTGGGTGACCGTCCAGATGTTGCACGTATCTGGGAGGTATAGGGCTGCTTCAACGCGCATGGCGGTTAGCTCAATCGCGGTCAGCCCCATATACCACCTCCGCCTGTCTTCCATTGCGGTACAATCGTTGCCGCTGACATGCCGGCATACTTTTCATACATCGCCTGGCAGTGGTCGAACCACTGCGACCGGCTCAACCCGTGCCCGTCCAGGTTGACGTTGTAGTAGCTCGACACCTTGCCGGAGCGTTCCTGCCAACAATCCGCCGCCGCACCGTTCAAGTCATAGCTCCAACCCGAGACGTAAAGCGCTGTCCCCTTCTGGTCGGTGGCCATCTGGATAATCCCCGACTCATAGTCCGGGTTGGCGTCGGCTGTGCCGATTGTGCGCTGCGCGCCTGCGCTGTCCTCCACCTGGAAGGCGTCCACCGCGCCCGCTGCATACGCTTCATAGTCCCGGAAGTGCGAGCGGTAAATCTTGTAAACAAAGGTGCTGCCGCTGGTGTAGGTGATCTCCGGTTGTAGGTGATCACGATATATCCTCTGTCTGTGGCTGTGCAGCGTCGTGTCCAGATCAGCATCCTGCCACACCGCTGTTCCCACATCGTCCACCATCCGGCGCAAGCGCAATCTCAGAGCATCAAGCGCTGTGGTCATCCAATCACCGCCTTATACAATCGCTCATACTTGCTTGCCATAATGTCCAGCGTCGCATAAGCTTCGACCCACGCCCTGGCGTTGGCGCCCAACCGCTGCTGTTCTGCATCGTCATCAACCAGTTCGCGCAGCTTAGCGGCCAGTTCGTCGGTGTTGCGGTTCTCGAATAGCAACCCGTTCTCGCCGTCTGCGATTTGCGCCCGCGGTCCACATACGTTGGACGCGATACAGGCTAATCCGGTGGCCATCGCTTCGGTCAAACATAGGCCCCACGTCTCCTCATAGGTGCTTGGAAAGACGAATATGCTGCCCGTTTGCAGTGCGTCGCGCACCTGTTCACGCGTCACATGCGCCACCACATGCACGGTTAGCCCGGCCTGATCCGCTGCCTTCTCCAGGATGTGCAGCCCCTTGGTTGGGTATTCCGGCCACGCGCTGGTGGTGATGATCCTGCCCCACTCGCGCTTGTCCGGCGCTGGCTTGAAATACTCGGTGTCCACCCCGCAGCCGATGGTAGCCGTCCCCCGGATCCCGTTGCGTTTGTAAATCGCCGCCGTGTTGGGGTTCAATGCCACAATCGGCGACCGGTTCACGATTTCCAAAAACTGCCCTGGCGCGCGCCCCAGTTCGCAGCCTGCACTCTCCTCGCACTCGCCGTTCACCGCCGGGCACGATGTCTTTTGCCTGTCTTGCAGCAGCATTCGACCGCCGCAGAATGGCCAGTAATCCATCAGCACCCACACATGCGGTATGCGGTGCCTTTGCAGATACATCGCCGGTTGCATCCCAAAGCGGTTGTGCACCGTATGCACCTGGACAATGTCTGGCTTGAACGTATCAATCGCTACTGCCAGCGGTTCGTCGCCAAACCACCAGCCCACCTCATGCCCGCGGTTGTGCAGCCCCAGAGTGATGTCGCGCATCAGGCTCTCGGCGCCGCCGCCCTTGCCAGGTTCCCGATTGTCTTCACTGCAAATCAAGACTCTCATCGCGGCCACCTCAGGTATGCTGTGTACCACTTGATGGTATCTTGCAACCCAATTTCGTGGCTAAATGCACATTTCCAGCCCAATTCCGCGATTTTTGTGCAGTTTAGCGCCTGTTCCGGGATCTCCCTGCACATGAGCGCCCCTGCGATTATCGGCATCGGCGCGCCCATGCTGTTGGCTATCTCGGTAGCTATATCACCGGCGGATGTCGTTACCCCGCTGCCGATGTTGTAGGCCTCGCCACCATACCCTTTTTCGGCAATGGCCTCGTAAGCCATGCACGCGTCACGCACATACACCCACTCGCGCCGATAGTTCCAGGCGTCGGCGTGGATCACCGGCGGCATCCCATTGATGGCGTTCCGTATTGAGTTCGGCACCAGCCGCGACCAGTTCAAGTCGCCTGGACCGTACACGTTGCCGCACCTGGTCACCATCATCCGGCAGTGTCCCCCCGGATAGGTGCGCGTGATCAGGTCGGCGCAGGCCTTGCTCACTTCGTAGGTGCCTGTCGGCTTGAGCTCGTCTGTCTCTCCATAAGCATGCCCGTCATGATCGCCGTATGCCTTGTCGCTTGACGCAACAACGCAAGCCTCGACATGACCGGCTTTCGCGCACGCGTCGAGCACGTTGATGGTTCCTACGATGTTGGTGCGTAGACAGAGCGCGGGATTTGCCGCCGCCTTCCTAACGATGCTAACCGCTGCCAGATGGTAGACAATTTGCGCCTCCGTGCTGTTGATGACCCGCTCCACAAACGCTGCATCGGTCACATCGCCATACTCTACTCTGCACTTGATATTTAGTGCATCTAACGATGTTGCGCCTTTGCGATTGAGCGCCATGCCCGTCACCTCGTGCCCGCGCTCGATCATCAGCTTGGCGAGGTTGGCCGCAATAAACCCATCCACTCCTGTAATCAGCACTTTCATTTACCAGCCCCCTGATAAACTCTGACGTTCGTTTTCCACATGTCGCCGCTTGGGTGCTCGCTCAGTAGGTACACGTAACTCTCGCAATATAACTTGCACGGCTTGGGCACTCGGCTCACATCCACCGTATCATCCAGCCAGTTGCCCAGCATCGTCTCGCGCCATTGGGTTGACCACATCGCGCCCAAACACGGCCAGGCGGATCCGTCCGGCGCCATCACCAGGTGGTTCACGCCTGCATCGCAGACTAGCGGTGGTGTCCTGGGCTGCTTATCCGGGTGCATATCCTCATACGGCGATTCCACAATCGTCGCGCCGTTCCTTCGCAGCCAACCTAGCAATGGGCTGGCCTGTGCCAGTTCGTCCTCATACTTGACCACCGACGCGAACACGTTGTATCCCGTCGCCCTCAGCAGCAGGAACGCCGCCTTGAACCTGTCGAAATAGGCCGCTTGTCCGTTATCCGCGTGGATGCTCAGGTTGATGCTGATCAGGTTCAGCAACCTGGCAGCCACCAGCTTATTGATTCCTTCCACATGCATTCCGTTGGTGCTCAGGCCGAACGTGGTCTCCGGGCACCCTTCGATGATCTCGCATATCCCGTGGTAGAGCAGCGGCTCTCCGCCTGCAATATCCACCATCACCGGCTCGCGTTTGATAGCTGCGATCCAATCGCTTGCCGGCCTTTGCATCGCGTCCATCATCTCGGGCCGCGCCCGCACGGTGTAATCCATCCAGCAATAGCGGCAGTGGTTTTGGCAAGCCCACGTCGGGCAGATCAGGATATGCTTCATAACGCCCTCAGCCTGTTATGCCAGAACTCTAGCTCGTGCGCTGATAGCCACGGCGTACCCGTGTACACCTGGTTCATCTGAGGGCCAGCCTCCGGCGCTTCAACCAGCCACCCCTCGCTCTTAGCCTTGTCGTACAGCCTGGTTCCCTGCACCGGCGTGCACACCGTCACCTGTTTGTACTGCACCAGCCCCTCGTCTTTTGCCTTTAGCAGTTGCGCCTCGGTGTAGGCCAGATCGATTGAGGTCTCTCCGTAATTGCCCACCATCAGGAATAGCCAGTTGGCAATGCCTGCTTTGTGCGCCGCTTGAAGCGTTGCCCAAATATCAGCCTCGTCTGTGCCCTTGTGCATGGTGTTCAGCACGGGCTGGCTAAAACTCTCGACTCCCCACATGATCACGCGGCAACCAGCGTCATACATCGCCTCGTAAACACTCGCATCGGTCTTGGCATTGCATCGCCCCTGGCACTTCCAAAGCAACCCCAACGGCGCTATCTTCTCGCAGCACGCTTTGAGCCACTCGCCTTGCTCTGCATTCAAGCCGACCATCTCATCGTCATAGACGAATACCGCCTTGATACCGCGCTCCTTCAATGCTGCCATGTCGCGGTAGACGTTCTCCGGCGGCGCGTACCTGATCTTGCTATGCCCGAACACCGGGTTGCCGCAGAACGTGCAGCTGTGCGGGCACCCTCGGCTCCACATCGCAATCCCTCCCGGTGCTGCGAGGTGTGGTTCGTTGCCCTGGTACGTCTCAGGTTTGGGATAGTGCTCTGCCCACAACGGCGCGGGTATCTGTTCAATTGGCGCTGCGATGCCTTGCACAATACCCGCCGGTTGTTCTGTTACGATGTTGGCAATGTTGCCTTCGCATTCGCCCACCACAGCGCAGTCTGCGCCCCACTCGATGGTTTCGGCTGCGTTCAGGCTCATGTGCGGACCGCCCACCAGGATGTAGCCTTTGTAGCCGATGTTCCTGGCTGCTCCGATGCACTCTCTCACGCCGCGTCGGGTATGCGTCAAGCAGGTGAATCCCATCACGCCCGGCCAGCGTCCCTTTTGGCTCGTGAAGGAGCTTGCGAACTGGTTGGGCGATATCCCCATCGCTTCCAGGTCGATCACGGTCACCTGGTGGCCAGCGTTCTGCAGCACTGCCGCCAGAATCGGCAATCCCAGCGGCGGATTCATGCGGTAGCGCATGCCGCCATAATGGAATTGCGGGGCATTAAAAAGCTGGATGGTGCTCATGCTGCATGATCCTCGAATACCACGCCCGATGTCGCCGTAGTGGTCGTCTGCCGGATGTCCGCCTCGATCTTTTCCAGCGCCGGTTTCCAATAGGTTTCAGCCACCAGGTCGGCGTCATAGTTCTTGGCGCCGTTGACCGCTTTGCGCTTGAGCATATCGCTGCTCTTGACCTTGTAGCTCTCTTCGAGGCACTGGTAGATGCTCTCGATATCCGGCCTGAATTGGTTCGCCATAAAAGGCGTTGCGAACGGCGTGTTGGTCGTTTTCCAACCCGCAAAACACAACTCCGGCATAGAACTGCAATCATTGACGATCACCGGACACCCGCAGGCTTGCGCCTCGATAATCGGCAGCCCGAATCCCTCGCCGTAACTTGGAGATAACAGCACGTTGGCCGCCTGGTAAAACGTGGCCAGCACCTGGGGCGGGTAGCCCATAATTAACCTGTACTGGTCGGCAAAGCGCAGATTCTCTTTCGGTATCCCTGCCAGTTGCGCATGCCCCTCCAAATCCTCGCCTGCCATCTCGACGCCAGTATGCGAGTGCACATACAGCATCGCCTTGGGGTGGTTCTTTACGAACTTGGCAAACGCAACGAACACCTCGCGGAACGACTTGCGGCTTGGCGCGCCTTTGTTGGCCGCTACCATCACCGCCAAATAATCGCAGTCGGTTACGCCCAGTTTGGCCAGCGCTTCTTCTCGGTTTCCCGGCTTGAATATGCTGGTCTCGATGCCGTGCGGGACGTACAACGGGTCGAGTCCGGCCTCGCGCAGCTTGGTCATGCCGTACTGGGCATAGCAGATCGGTTGCCATGCCGACTTGAGTGCCTGTACCACTTGCGGGGGCGCTGGATCGTGGTCAATCGGGAGCCAGGGAACCCAACGAAACTGCGCCGTAATCCGCGGGTCGAATATCCAACTGTCGTACAGCGTGATCACGATATCCGCCTTAGCTGCTTTGGCGTGCATGGCAAGAATATCGTTCCCATGCTGGCTGTACCCCTTTGGCCACACCTCGGCCTTTTCGCCGTTGACCTCGACGTTCAGCGGCATGCCCTCATGGCCATAGTTGGCTGCGATGGCCACGATCTTGTGCCCTAGCTTCTGGATGCGCCACCAGGCCTGCGCGGTCTGAGTTCCGTACCCGGTATTACACCACGGCGCGTTAGAAAAGAATAAAATTCGTAAACCCATAGTAACCTCTACCCCCTACACTATTGACACTGCCCCCCCTTGTTCCCGCCTGGCAGGTTGGGGGCTAACTTTTCGAGCGGCGATCAACCGCTCTAGCCAGGCGAGCTAAACACTAACTTAGGCCGCGTTGCCCTCGACATAGTTGAACGATACGGTCAGGTTCAGGGGAGCGATTGTGCCTGATTCGTCATACTTCAACGCCACATACCGTCCGCCTGTGAAGGTGCCTTCGGAGATAGTGAAATCCTTCGGAACCTGGGTCGTCCATGTCACGTTGGTCCCGCCCAGGATGCTGGAGATGGTGCCGACGTTCTCGGTGCCGTCCGTGCCATAGTCCAGCAAGGTCAATGCGATGCCGGTGCCTGCTCCCAGCGTGATCGTGGTATCGATGACCGCCCAGGCTTCAAGGATTTCCACGTGCGCACAGCGGTCAGATATCTTTGCCAAGAGAAACACATTGTCCTCGGTGGGGTCGGCAAAGTTAACGGTGATCGTGTGAACGTTGCTATATCCAAACATGATGATTACTCCTTATGCAATCGTACTAGCGAGAGCGACGCACATCACGCCCCAGAGCGGACGCCAGACACCAGCCGCGTACATCGCGCTCATGTTCAGTTCCCATGCGCGCTTGGACGCGTCGCGTTCCGGCTCGATGGTGATCGGCTTCCTGAGGTCAAACGCCAACGCCCACGGGTTGAACACCAGGTTAAAGGCGTCATTCCCCACTTTCTTGATGTTGGCCGAGTAGAAGATGCCGTCCAACCCCGGCACGTTGCCCACGTAGAAATTACGCATCACTTCGTCCTGGAACTGTGGCGCGTTGGTGACGGTGGCGCCCACGGCAGCCGCTTCCATCAACGGCTCCCACGAGTTCGGGTGCAACACAGCGTAATAGGGACGGGGGACGCCCGCTGCGCGCAGGTTAGCCACTGCCGCGTACAGGTAGCCCCACGTCATGGCAGAGCCGGTAGCGCCCACGGACCCGCCGGTAAAGCTCACGCCGGCAGCAAAGATGTCAGCATCCATCTTGTCGGCTGCACCTTTGGAGAGCTCCATCGCAGCGCCTTCGCGGATGTCCTGCGCCGAATAGGTCTCGCGCATACGGTCGGTGATCAATGCCTGTGCGCCGATTTCGCTTGGCGTCAGCGTCGAAAGGCTGGTCTTGCCAAACACGGTCGGGTTGCTCATGTCATCGGTCTCGCCAATAGCAGTAGGCGTGATGCTAGGGAACGTGGCCAGGTTGCGCGTCTGATCGCCCCGGCCATCGCTGTAGTATTTGACCAGCCGCGTAGCAATGGTCTGCTCGTGGATGGCAAATACCGCGTCCTCGTAAATGTTCGCAAACAGGCTGTTCAGTGAACTAACCTGAGAGATTCCTGTGGTCATGTTGCTCCTTAACTAAAACTACTACTCTTTGATGGGTACATAGCCTCCGCCCAGTGAAGCGCCTGACGATCCGCCGTACATCCGCGCGCGCTTTTGCGCTGCGGTCTCTCCCGTCTGCGCACCGGCTCCCGGGTTGCTTGGCGATTGCGCACCGAGTAAGGTTGTCGCCAACAGGTACGGCTTGGCTTTCGCCAGTGCCGCCAGTTGTTCTGCCAACCCCTCGACACTGCCATCGTCAGCCACCTTGAGCTTGGCTTTGTCGATGAACGATAACGCATCAGCAGGGTCGCGGAATTGCAGCCGTGCGGCCTCGCTCACCGCGCTCGAACGGATCAACCGCTCTTGCGCCAGTGTCACCGCGCCGTCACGTTCGGCCTGCAGCTTGGCGATCTGGTCCTGCAACTTCTGAGCTTCGGTCTTACCAGCCTCTGTTGCCGCTGCCTCTTTAGCCTCCAACTCAGCCAACCGCGTTCGTCTCGATGCGGCTTCTTTGTTGGCGTCTTTCAAGGCCGCCTGTGTCTTTGCTAAACTCTCGCGCAATTGTTCAAGCGTCTCGCCTGTTGGTTGCGCTGGCGGCGTTGTGGCCGCTGCACCCGGCGTCGCGCCGGCATGTTCTGTGCCCGTCACGGGCGTAATCGGATCTGGCATTCTGCTCCCTATTCAACTATTAACGACGCATCTCGCGTTTAACACCTACTTCTTCTTAGGCTCCGGTCGCCGTTTGCGCTCGCCTTCTCTGTTTTCCTTCAACCGTCTGTCCGGTGGTGTGCCCTTCGATGGTTTACCGCCCATGTTCTTGCTCCTATGATTTACTAAACGGCGCCACACCAACGCTATCGCCCCACTCATCGCTGTGCACCGTCTGCGCCATATCCCGAAACGTAAACTTGCCGGCCTTGTAAGCCGCGTACCTGTCTGCGCCCATAATCGCCTGCTGCTGCACGTCCAGCAGTGAGTTAAAGTATTCCTCTCCCGTCGGGATGTCCCCCACGGTTTCCGGCACGCCTTTGATGCCCAGCTCCTCGAATGTCGGCGTGATCGGCGCCATCGTGCACCTGCCGTTGGGATGATCGTCCAGCGTCTCGCTCATCGGGTGCACTGTGCCGTGCATCGCCAGGCAAGCCAGGCACGGCTCGTTGTTAATCGCCGCGTACCAGACCCAACCCTTGACCACATGCGGGTTATTAAGGTACGTTGCCCTGGTCGCGTACCTGAATGCCCGGTTGGTCTCTGTTCTGGCAATGCACAACGCCTTCGACAAAGGCATCCCCAGCGCCGGATCGAGCGCCTTCAATATCTCGCGCGCCGTCTTGCGTGAACCGACGCCCGTAATCAAGCCCTTCACCAGTTGGTCGCCCACCTGCTTGGCTGCCACATCGCCCCACCTGGCCAGCGTCTTGCTTGCCAACGGCGATTGCTCCTGCAGAGCGCCCACCAATGCCGTCACTGACTCTTTCGGCATACGTTGCAGCACCGCGCTGATGGAGGCCTGCGCCGCCTGAGGGAACATGTCCAGGATCATCTGCTCCCCAGCTCTGGCACCGGCGTCAACCGCCTGGATCTGCGCTGTGCCCGTCACGTCATCGACCACCACGCCGTAGCGGTTCAGTTCGGCGCGGATGTCGCTCATCACCTTTTTGTAGCCGTCCAACTTCTTCAACGCTGCCGGAGTCATCGCCTGCTCGCGCATAGCTTGCTCGATGAGCGCCCGTGCATCGGCCTGAATCAGTTGGTACGAACGCAGGTATGAATCGGTCAGCCGCTTGACCGCTGCCTGGTCGATGGACGCTGCCTGCTTCATGTATTTGGCGACGATGCTCTGGATCGGCTCTGCCAACTAGACTCCCTGCACCTTGTTTGTAAGTAGCATTCCTATTACGGACCGCAGGAACAGGATTTGTTCCGTGTCCGCCTTGTGAATGTCCTCAAGTGAGTAACCGCCTGTCTGTGGTGCCTCTTTTGGTTCCAGGCTTTCTTGCAGTGCCTGCATAACCACCAGGGCCGCGTCGGTGTCGCATACGATAGTCGGATCCGGCTCCTCACCCTCACGTAGAATCTGATGAGGTAACATCCCACTGATTGGCGCTAAGTAGGCTGCGCCTCCATCTTCTGTCCTGCCTTTCGCGTAAATAGCCAGTTGTCCGTCTTCGATCTTTTTGACTAACAGCTTGATCAGCATTAGACCCCTTGTCCCTGGTTGAACTGCCTCAGAATCAACGAACCCACATTGCCCGAGCGTAAATCCTCCGCACTGCTTTCGGCAGTGATCTTCTCGTCTTCGCTCTTCGGGTCGTATCCTCGTTTCGCCTGGACTGTACTTTTGGCCGCAAGACCTCGATCGAGGTCAAAGCCGTCTTCCGCCATCGCTTCCGTAGCATTTACTGGTAATGGATCAGCCCAGTCCAACCTCGTAACGTTGCCGTCGCCGTGCCCTGCCATCTCCAGCGCGCGCCGGTTCAACTCAATGAGCATATCGCCGTAGGTGCAGCGCTTGGCGTCGGTCTTTTCAATCAGGTCGCCGTGCAGGATGCGCAGCGAAAACCCCGATTGCGCGCCCACTGTCAGGTTATGCGGCGTCAGGTTGGGCACCCGGCCGGAACGCATACAGGCCTGCTCCAGGCGGTCATAAAAGTTCAAGCTGCTCGAAAGGTCACTCTGCATTTCCAGATTATGCAGCTCGCCCGTTGGTCCGTTGATGATCATCATTTCATCCGGCCCGATCTCGGCTTGCGACTTCTGGAATCCGCGCCCCCACGTCTTGGGATGGCTGTGATAGCGTAAGATGCGGTTGGTCTTGGATGCCACATAGTTGAGCGCGTCCTGTTCGTCGAGATCCTCCAGGTCGCTCAGCCCATATAACGCGCCGGGGCATGGGATGTTCTGGCAGTCGATGATCGGCGGCCAGTTGTACGGCCACGGGTCGATGTCGGGATACGCCGGATCGGGCTCATATCGGTTGCCTTTGCTCACGCGGTGGATCTCGCTCCAGCGACCGGTCGCGCTGTCCTTGACAATATCCGTCTGCCTGTTGACCGCTTTACCGTCTGGACCTTGCTCTGTCCATTCGATCAGGTAGCGGTATGCCGCCTCGATGTCATCGCCGTTCCAAAAGCAGGTGACGTATTCCGGGTCAATCAGCACAAATCGCGCCAGGCCGGGTCCGTAATAGTCCTTTAATATTTTGATGAACACATGCCCGAATATGGCGCCCTGGGTTGCGCACTTGAGCAAAAACGTCATCTTGCGGTTGCGCGCCCATATCTGCTTGAGCGCACCCTCGGCTGACGTCTGGCTTCCTTCCTCTAGTTGGAATCCGACTTCCTTGCCAAACAGGAAAGCTGCACCCTTGTCCACGATGTAGCGCGCCAGGTTGATTACCAAGTTGTCGTTGGGCTGCCCTTCGGCCACCTTCAGCGATTGCCGTTGCTCGCCGTGGTAGTACTGCCAGCGGCGCTTGTAATCGGCCAGGCGTCCTGATTGTGCTGCTTGTTGTCGTTGCTGAAATTGGTTGGCTGCCAAGTCAAGCATTTATCTCACCTACCTATACAGGCCGGGCATGGATTCGACGCCTTGCTCGTTATCGCCTTCGTGCGCATACCTTCCGGCGTCTATCAGGTGCTCATATCCTGCCGCCGGAATCGGTAACTGATGCCCGCCTGCGTCTTCTTTCCAATGGAACTGCCTCAGCTCGTTTTGCACGTTGATGCACCCAGTGTCCACCACGATGGTCTGCTGTTGCAGCCACTGGATACCGAACAGCACCGAGTCCTTACCCTTTTGCGCGCCCACTGCCGAAACGCCGTGCATCTGCAACTCCGCTATCGACTTGGGTTCTGCGCTATCACACGTCACCATCTGAGTCCCGATCTTGGCTTTGATGCGCTCTGCCAGCACATCGTTGGTCAGGCCTGTCTCGTACAGTTCATCATAGACATAGATCGTCTTGGTCTTGCGGTCGTAATGCGACACCCACAACGCAGCCGGATCGGATGAGAATCCAAAGTCCAGGCCGTTGCGGTGGTTGGTAAACTGCGCCTGCATACCGCTCAAATCCTCTACTCTCCAGTTCGTAAAGATGACGTGGCCGAGCAGACCCCAGTTTCCGCAAGTGTAAACGTCATAAAAGTATTTATCCTTTTCGTTCTCTAGTCCGGCTATATCCTCAGCCGTCAAAAAGCGATTGTCTTTATAGGTAGTTTTTAATATCGAAAGGCCGTCGCCGTGATACTCTGTCTGTGTGTCAGCCCAACCTATGCTCTTAAAGTATTCCTCGAATATCCAGTGCGTTTGTAGTATCGGGTTGAATGAGAGTGTCATCCTTTTGGGCACGTCTTCATCTCCCCCACGCTGGCGTTTGAATAACTGCTTAACTGTTGCCCTGTCGCATTCTGTAGCCTCTTCTATCCATAAATCAGTCCACGCGCCCTTAGCCGGTACGATTGACTTGATTTTCTCAGTATCATCCAATCCAATAAATGCAATCTGGTAGCCATTGAGACAATGAATCAGATAGTCGCTTTTGTTGATGTGAAAGAACTGCGAAACGCCCCACTCATCTATTACCCGACATATCTCTGCAAAGACTGAGGTTTTCATTGTCCTTGCCGTCTGTCTGCATACTAGATAATTACGCCTACTCCCATTCTTCATAACATCTTTGACGCATCTTTGTGCTATGAACCGCGATTTCCCACTGGAAGCGCCACCAAACAGGATTTGAGTTCTACTCATACAATCTAGGTACGGCATATAGACCGAATTAAAAATAACAGGATCAATTTTTACTTTCGGCACTTGTCGTTGCCTTGCGCCGCGCCCAATACTCTTGCATCTTTACCCTTTGATGCTCTATTTCTTCGGGAGTATGTTTGTGGGACGCATAATTATTGCCTCTGGCAGCCTCGCCGATTTTCCTTTTGGCTTCATCAGTATGTCGATATGTGCGATTTATCTCACTCAGCTTTCTCCGTGTTTCTTCGGATGGGCAATACCCCATCATCCTAGCACTCACGGCACATTCAGCGATGACAATAAAATCAAAGCTATCTCTGCCATAATAATCCCAAGCATGCTGCAAATGTCTACTGTGATGGTTTTTATTTTCTAGTCTGGATACGTGCCTTTTCCACCGTTCTGTTATGTTAGAAGATGACCCAACATATCTATGCCCGTTTATCTTGTTTACAATGGCATAAATCCCACTAATCGCCATGTTTTTTTACCGTAACCTCGATGACTAATTCTTTCCCGTCCGAACCGCTTAATTCTGCCTTGTCTGGCGCTATCCCGACGCATTTCAGGATTGCCATTGAGGCTTGCAATCTTACCGCATCATCACGGGTGCTTGCGCGCGATAGGGTTATAACCGTTTGGGCTGCCTCTTCAGCCGCCGCTTGAAACCGGCGCTTAGCTGACATAACTCGCGCGTCTTCTATTTCCTTGCGCCGTAACTCAAACTCAGGTTCAGCAAGCCAATATTGAATCAGCCTTTTAGAAACGCCACACTCAACGGCTATTCCCGCTTGGTCTTTTTCGCCTTCTATTATTAGAGATAGCGCTAATCTGCGCTTTTTATTCCACTTGAACATTTAAGAAGCCTCATAAAACGCAATAAAACGAAATAGATTCAATGCCTATGGCTGGGTGCTGGCAAGCTCGGCATTTTTGATGTTGATTATCCACATCAGATCGACTCTACTCCCCAAGAATCCTGGCTCTACGAGCTAGTCAAGTAACTATCCCCACGCTCGCTCTGGCTGACGCCTGCGGCACTCGGACTTTCATCGGTTCACCCCGAGCTTCACGGTACGGGCACCCTTATTCACCATCTCACCCAGATA